ACCTAAGAAATTAGCTATTGCAACACCTGCTGATTTCCAAGCCATAACTAATTTATCTACTAAATCCATTATGAAATACAAAGATGTAAAGAAAGCAATCTTTAATGCCGTCAAGGCTACTACTATAGCTGCTTTTGCAATTTCCCACGCATTCTGTAATCCTCCAACACTTTGTACCCATCTATAAATTGCTGCCACTACTAATCCTATCAATAGTACTATCCAAGTTAATGGGTTTGTTAATAAGGTTGCAAAGAATGCCTGAGCTGCCCCATTTGCTATCCAAGTAGCTACTGCACTGGCTATCATGATTATTTCATAGGCTGCAAATGCGGCTACAATTCCCCATACAATAGGCGCTATTATATCCCAATTGTTTCCAATAAATTCGGAAATCATTAAAACATAATCTAATACAACTCCTAAGAAATCCAATAGGCTAACAATTGCATTTTTAATACCTTCTACCATTGCCAAGAATTGGTCACTTGCTATCATTTCTAATATCTTTTCATGAAGTCCGCCCTCTTCTAGGAATTTCCCAGCAGCGAATGTCTTAATATTGTTTATCCAATCCGCAAAAGTGTCTGGCATCATTTCAAATTCTTCATCAATTCTTGCTCCTGCTTCTAATAAAGCATTTGTAAAGTCGGCCGCTGATATTTCACCATCTTGTACCATCTGATTTAATTGAGCCCTTGTAACTCCTACACTTTTAGCTACCACATCTGCTAAATAAACTGAGTTGGATGCAACAATTTTCCAGTCTTCCCATCTTAATCGACCTGTGGCCAAAGATTGTTGAAGGTTGTACATTACGGATTGAGCTGCCGCTCCTTTTGTTCCTCCTAAGGTTAAAGCTTTATTCATCAATTCAGACATTCTAACAGCGGCTTGGGTACTCATTCCGTACTCACTCATAGCCGCTTTCATTTGTACAGCTGATTCTAAGGTGTCTTCATAAGCAGAACGGGTATCCATTGCACTTCTGGTTATTAATTGTTGCATATCATAAATATTTTCACCTTCATCAAGCATTGCTCTTAATCTTGATTGCTGGTCTGTCATATCTGAAATTTCGGTCAATTGATTAGCAATAGCTCCAACCACTTTTTTACCTAATTCCAAAGCTTGGTTTGCTGCAATAATTCCTATCTTCCAATTACTAAATCCTGAACCCGCATTATCTACCCTTGGAGGTATTTCATCTAAATTATCATTAAACTGGTCAAGAGCTTCGGAGGCCGCTCGAACATCGCTTTGTGCTCTACGAAAAGCTGTATTACTTACATGGTCAACTCCATCCATAGCATCCACAGTTGATTGCAAAGATTTAATAATAGTTCTTAATACTGGTGTCATCCTATCTTGCATTGTAATTGTATTACGAACTGTTGCCATTATCTGCGACCTCCTTTCCTCTTAATTTTTGCTGCCTCTTTTTTCTCTTGAGCAATTCTTTCATCAATCATAGCTATAACTAACGCTTTTTCTTTACGAGGAAGGTTGGCGAAACGTGATGGCTCCCAATGAAATTTATTGAGAGCATAATAGGCGTACCAAGTTTCGCCGTCACCTTCCTTTAAGAGTTTTTTGCTTCCTCTACCTCATCTTCAAATTCTTTATCAAAACCGGATAAAGATGAAATCTGTTGAGCAAGTTCTGAAATCTCTCCGGCAAGTAAACTCTTATATAAGAACTGTTCCGGAGTTTGACATCCTGCTTTCTTAATGCTTTCAGCATCTCTAAAGTTTGGTTCTAATGTATGATTTAGAACAACCAATTCATTAAACTTTTTACTATCAAATTCTACCTTTTTCTTTCCACCAATTTTAGTAGAAAGTTTTTGATACTCCGCGAACTCTGGGCCAGTCATCCCCTTTATCTTGAAAGGAAACTTTGCAAGTCTTGGGGAAACAACTACTTCAGCTGTTAAGTTATCCACCGGGTTTTCTATTAAGAACTGCAATAATGCACTCATTTATATTCCTCCTCTTATGCTATTGGGTTGCCAAAGCTATCAAGGATATCGAAATCATCAAAAGTGAAATCAATATCTTCATCTAAAACATCGGCTTCCGTATCCAATTTAGCTAATATTGTACTATCTATATTACAATTGTACAATACCATCGTTTGCTTACCAATAGTAGATGTTGGGTCATCATTAACTATTGTAATATCGAAATAAGTGTCTTTACCAGTCTTCGCATACTTCAATGCCATTTCTCTAAATATAGATGTTACATAATAGATTGTCATTGAACCAGTACCAGACCAGCCAGTTCCTTTATGTTGTGTTCCCCTCATTCCAAGGGTTCTCACTTCCGTTTTAATCTTTTCAAATGTAGCTTCTAAGGATTTGATATAAAACATATCTTGAACATTTCCATCAATAATGGATGTTGCTTTACCCTCTTGACCACTTATAGTATCACCTGCACGTAAGAACATAATGTTTTCCTCCTCTCATTATCCGACCATTACAGTCATGTATAATTTTTCCATTGAATCTACAGGTTGAATCGCTAAGTCAACAACAACCGCGTCAATTGCTTCCCCTGCATAAACTTGAATATCTTTTGCGCTATCAAAGTTTTGAATAGCTCCAATACTCTGTAGCATATTTAGGTAGGCAATAACATCTGATTTGAAAATGTTTCTTCCATCCTCATTATTATCTACTTTACCTATATAACTTCTTTCAAACAATAGAGCAATTGAATTATTGATTTCATCAAGTGTTCTAATAACACGGTTCTTACTGAAAGCATATCCTTTATCAGGAGTAAATGTATGCAATGTATTGATATCCTGCTCAATAACGATTACACCATCTTGTCTTGTTGAAAGAACCATCTTACCAGCTTTCAGAGCTTCCTCAATCTCTTCATCTCCATAAGGGGTTACACCTTCAGGATAAACGATTGAAATCGCTCCATTAATTGCATGGTAGGTATTTGAGGTATCTACATCTGAACCAGCTATTAATCCTGCTACATAAGCTACGAAAACTTCTGGACTAATAGTTTCATCAGCCGTTTTATAACCTTGACTAGTACTAATTATTCCTTCATAGTCTGCATCTACATTAAACATAACAGCTTGAACTTTCTTTCCAAGATTCTCTCTCATGTTAGTAATATAAGTTACTATATTACTTTTTACAATTCCATTAGCTTCCTCTTCCCCTTGAGGAATTGCCATTGTATTCCACTTATAGGATTTCATAGCATTTAGATAATCTGCATAGGTTCCGGCTGAAATGGTTCCATTAGTACCTGAAGCTAAAGTAGTTCCTGCATTTGCAACTAAATCACCAGTTCCGGAGAATTTAACCCAATCGTTTTCATCTAAATCTTCTATCTTTTTAGCAACTTGTCTATCTTTTTCTACCCCATCAAATAAAGTAACAACTTCAAATTCACCTGCGTCGTTCTCTAAATCAATAACAACTATTGAAATTTTATTACCTATAATTCCTGCATATTTAGCGGTAGCTGTTAATGGAGCAATGGTAGCTGTTGCTTTAGTTCCGCCAGTATCTAGTCTGTAGATAATAGCTTTATAGGTATTCTTTAATGCTTCTCTAAATATTTGAGCTTCCTCATCAAATGCGGTATATCCAATCTTTGCTAAACTTTTTCCATCCAATAAATCAGTACTAAGCAATTCTGTTACCGTATCGCCCCAACTCATTGCAACCGGCATTGTCATAACACCGCGAGTTCCAAGACTAGATAATGGTTTTGCTACCGCTTTAAAATTGATGTAAGCTCCTGGTCTTATCTTGTTTTGTGACTTAAAAGTTCCACCAGCCATAATTCGTATCCTCCTTATTTCAATTATTATTTTTCGTTTATTTCTAATGACTGCATATGAGGTTCTTCTAATTCCTTGAATTTACCTCTAATAACATAATTTACATAAACCTGTAAGACATCATCTATTATTTTAAAACTCATTTGTTTACCCATCACCGGCTTTTTATCCTCTATTGGATTTCCTAATGTATCTTTTCTACCTAAATTTATAGGTACTTCTATATAGGTTAACACTTTAAGGATTTGATTTCCAATTTCCGCTAATGTTTCATAAGTTTTTAAATCCTTTTCTTCTGGATGATATCTTATATTCATTTGGTACAATCTTTCGTATTTATTGCCTAATAACTTTTCCTGCGAAACATCCATTATCCATATAAAGAAACTTGGCTTTTTAAAGCCTTGTACAATCTGTTCTTTGTATATAGTAATTGGAGGCGAGTCATTGGTATTAGCAAAACTGCTTTTGAGTTTCAGGGATATAGCACTTTTAATGCTTTCGCCTGTAATTTCTCCTATCATCAACTTCCCGCCTCCAATCTTTTCATAAATTCTTTCATTGCCTTTTCGTATCTCTTTGGAATCTCCCTTTCAATCTTTGCAATTGATATTCGTGCCATATGATGTCCAGGAATCCATTTATCTTGTAACATTACTCCTTTGGCATCATCCCCATACTTTTGTTTAATAGATGCTACCATTTTAGCATTTGCTGGGCTATCTTCTAAATATTGGATAGGTAAGAATCTACGTCTTTGCATATGCCCATCTTCTACATGACTTGCGTATTCTACTGGATTGAATAGTACTATATATAATTCATCATCTCTTCTAAACACCTGACTTAATTCCCATCTATTTCTTAAATTACCTGTATCCACAGGAGTTAATTTTTTAGTTTGAGCTAAGGCTCTCATACCCATTTCAGTGAGAAATTCCCTTATAAACTTTTCATGATTCTTCTGCAATGTTTTAAAATTGTTTAATAGATTTTGTAATCCATCATAATCAATCGCCATTACGCGTCACCGACTTCAGTAACTAAAACTTCTTGATGGGTTACATATCTGAAAGGTAAGTTTGCTATGCCCTTATAGGTTTCAATTACCTCTCCCTCATCTCCAATTCTTTCGGCCACTAAAATATCGCCTTTTTGTATATCTACATTTGGAGCACAGAATATTTTAACTTGTAAATAGATTGGATTACTATCTTCCCTTGTAGTCTCTGGATTATCACTAATATTGAAACTAATTCGGCATTGTACATCGCTGTACAGTGGTTCGTCCGGCATTCTTATACCAATAGTACCATCTGAATTAGTAATCTCTGTAAATCTATTTATACTTAATCTATCAGTATAGGTTGGGGATAATAGTTTACTAAAACTAGATAATTTCATATTACCACACCATCCTTCTGAACCTATTCAATTGCTCCTTATAGTTCATTACAATTTGGTCTAAATTAGGTCGGTGACTTCTTAATGCTTTATTTCTTTCGTTTGAGCTACTTCCTCCTTGAAGTCCAATATTGGTGTCCCCAATCTTTAAAGAGGAAACATCGCTTGCATCTAAGCCTTCTAATACATCATCCCCGCTTATATTTGATTGGTAGGTATATTTAGCTAAATCAACTGCCATATTAGCCCAAGTGTATTTCAAGGCTTCTGGAACTTGGTCTATATTGCAATAATGTTTAATTACTTCTTCTACTTCCATAACAGCTAATTGGATGTCAAGCTCAGTAATGGCCTCATCTTTAATTTTAGCTCTTACTATTTCATTAACCGTCATTACCTCGCCTCCTCCTTACTAAGCTTGTTCCACTTTTTCAATTTCAGTAGTTATCCCTCTAAGTATCGTTTATTTGCTTCCTCCTTTTTCTTTCTAAAAGGAAATCTTTTACCTGCTTTTTGAAGGTAGCGTTAAAAACTTCTTTATCATATACAGGAGAATTATAACTCTGCACAATTATGTTCGATTCATCTTCTAGTTTTTCTAATCTGACACTGCCTTCTTTTATCACTTTCCCGACGGAGCACCTTCACTCTTCTTGAACTTTCCTGTTAAGTTATAGAAAGCTACAATAATGTCTATAATACCATCCGCGTAGTTTAAGATAGTATCTTCAGGTATATCTAAACCAGGAACCATATTCTCAGCCGTTAGGATAACTTCTCTAAGGAGGTTTAATACAGCTTCCTTTTTCTCTTCTCCATACCCTGGTTGTTCCACAGCTTCAATAGCTTCTTTAATAGGTTTTATTAGACCAACAAGTAGTTGAATGCAGCTGAGGAAACTAGAGTTTTTTTTAGAAAGTTAAACATTATCAATCATCTCCTCTTAAATTTTATCTTCTAGTTTGTCACAATCATCTCTAACAATCTTATTAATCAGGTCTATATAGTTAGGGCGCCAATCACAATAACACACCTCTCTGCCATCTGCCAACGTTATTTTATATCTAGACCCATACTCCCCCATACCAAGGTAAACCTCTTCTTCTACTTTCAGGGGGAATATCTTTTCTTTTTTTTTCCATGAGTTTCCTCCTCTATATGCAATCTATATTTTCCATTACTTTATTTCATTTAATTACTGAGACTCAGCTTCAGCGATTGCTTCTTTTAACTTCTTAACTCCCCAATTATCTTTGAAGTCAATTCCTAAATCAAGGGCTTTATCTCTAAGAATATCAATCTCCCTCTTTTCAACCTTTTGTTCTTTGACTTCTTCTTTTAATTTGGGTTCATCTTGCTCAATTACCCAAGCACCTTGTTGTTTGAGGCTGTCGATATCAGAATCTTCAACCTCAAACTTGGTATTAGGAAGATAAGTAGTGCCTTTATATTTTACGGTTTTACCAAAATATACAATGGCCATTCTTTTACCTCCTATCTTATGATACTTTTATTACGTAAATATCATCCATTCTTTCAAACGATGGTAATACAATTTCAGATACAATAGTTTGAACGTTTACTGGATGAGGTTCTTTAATTGTCGTAATTGCAACGCCAGTATTTACTATGGAAACAGATGCTCCTGCATTTCCACTCATAAGGTCAAACTCTTCTGGAGTTGTTCCATACCATGTATTTCCTACTGCGTAAGCTGGAAGTAATGTAACATATCCATCTGGGAAGAACTTACGGTCTACCCCCTGCTCATCTTTGAACATTTTATCATATAATGTAATAGTTAATCCAGTTTCATTCTCAATGAACTGTTTAGCTGAATTTCTTGTTACAATAATACTAGATGCTCCAAGAGGATTCATTGCTTTTCTAATAGAATCAGATGCAATCATTCCTTTGAATGTAGTTGTGTTCATAAGAACTTCTACTGCCTTAACCCCTTTTCTTTCAGCAAGCTTTTCAGCCGCATCCAATAAATCAGTTATTGGGTCAGAAGTTGCTTTATTAGCAAGAGTCCATTTAGCATCAGTTAGTAATTCATTCTTATTATTAGTTGCCCAGCTACCATCAACGTCATAATTGTAATTATAAGCAATATTTCTACCATTTTCAGCTGTAGCAGTGATTCCAATGGAACCTCCATATAATAGAGACATTCTCATTCTCTCGGCCTGTACCATTGCACCATCTACAAGATTCTTTATATCATCAAAGATTCTCATGATTGTAGGCTGTGCAAATTGTTCTCCCTTAGCCAATAGCGTTTCAATATCCTGTCTATCTTTTTCACCAATTCTCATTGCTTCACGGAAGAATGGCATTTCAGTACTTAGTTCCTTAACACCAATTCTATCTCTCAATGGAGCCTTAGTA